AGGTTCTCCCGCTTTTGACAAGCTGCACAAGAAACTTCTAAGAACCAAGAGGGCAAAGTCATGAGTAAGGACAAGGAACTGGAGGAGTGCGAGGACGCAAACGAGATTGTAATTGACGCGCTCGCGGATCTGTTAACACGTGACGTAATGCAGTTGCTATCATCAGGAGAAACCGAGCAAGCGCGAGCGCTCATGAAGATGGGTGGCGTGAGCAAGGAGGAGATTGAAGAGATAATCAAGGAAGGAGAGACGGCATGAGCACGCGATGCAACATATTGGTGCGTGATGGTGACTCTGAGCTATGGTTCTACCGCCATAGCGATGGTTACCCTGAGTCAGTACTACCTGATCTTGAACCTCTCATGGAGAAACTGCGCGATGGCAGTCTGCGCAATAACCTCAGTCAGTTTTGCGGATGGTTGATCGTGAAGGGTCACGAGGGTTACAAGCGTCGTCCGGGTTTTAACGATTGGAAGGTGGGAAACTACGAACCGACTACGGGGTTGCACGTGGACGCTGAATACGTCTATGAGCTTGATTTGCGTCTCCATACGTTGGAATGGTTGAGTTGGGGTTCTCCTGGGTTTGATAAGCTAATCAAGGAAGGAGAAACGGAATGAATCCCATATATTTTATATCTGCGCTTGATGGGAAGATACTCCTGCACACTAAAGACGAGATCGTGAAACGATCCGCGAACGTGGATGAGCTTGCCGGGGTTCTCGTTAAGCATGGCACGAAGAACTGCATCATTTCCAGTTCAGTTGAGTTTAGCGATGAAGATGGATTTCCCGATAATGACGCAATGGACATTGTGGAGAAAGCGATTGATAAGGCAAAGGAGATTCGCAATAAAACCAAGAGGGCAAAGTCATGAGCGCTATACTGGATAGGACTTTAAACGAAACGACTGAAGAGGGTTACACTCTTGACGTATTCATAAAGAAAGCCCGCGATTCAAATATAAAAGAATGGAATGAGAAAGGGATAAATCAATGGATTATTGTCTTTCAATTCAATGACGTACCTAATCCGAATTACGGATTTAGCTATTACATAGACACTCTGATGCATGGAAGGAATGAGGATGGCGGTCTTGCCCTTCATGGCAACGAACACTCGTTAAGTGCCAAGGTCATGAAAAGAGTGAGGGCGTTTATTCAAGAGTTTGTAGACGCTAATGATTTGCCACTCGACAAGGATTATCCCTAAGCGCCCCCTGAAGGGCGTTTGATGTAAAACATGAGTCTTTACCCTCCTGAGAGAGCAAACACCCCTTCAGCGTCCTCTATGGACACGCAAAGGCTACTCTAGCATATCCATACATGCTCAGAAAGGAGGCTTGTCCTGGTTCAAGCGAGGTTCGACGTATGATGAGAAACGTCCTAGAGGTTTTTCAAAGGTACTGTAGCTTACGCCAGTCTGTCCTCCTCGGTTCTTCGCAAGGTGCATCCACAAGCAATCGTTCTCTCGATCAATCTCCTTTTCCTTGTGCAAAAGGATTACCGCATCCGCATCCTGCTCGATTGAACCGGACTCGCGCAAGTCGGAAAGACTGGGCTTGCGGTTCTCCTTGGCATTCCCGCGATTGAGTTGCGAAAGCGCGAGTACGGGGATCTCGTATTCCATGGACATCGCTTTGAGGCTTCGAGAAATATGCGATACTTCCTGCACTCGCGAATCGTAACCATCGCTTGTGAGGAGTTGCAAATAGTCGACCACCGCAAACCCTAGTTCTCCTTCGAGTCTTTGTTGAGCTACAAAAGCGTTTAGGGCCTCCAGGGTTGCCTTGTTGTCATCCTTGAAAGTTATGGGCCAACCCTTCATCGCCTTCGCGGTATCCGCAAGCTTGGTCTTCTCCTGAGCGGTAAGCTTGCCCGCTTCCGTGGGACGAGAAACCCCGCTTGCGTTGGAAAGAAGCCTTCCCGCGCATTCGGCAGCACCCATCTCTAGGGAAACGTAGCTCGTCCTTATTCCCTTGCGGGACGCTTGGAGGGTAACGTGCATGGCTAACGCGCTCTTTCCTACTCCCGGTCTTGCTCCGAGTACGTAAAGCTTGCCATTCTGCAAACCTCCTCCGAGATGTGCGTCAAGCTTTGGGAATCCAGTGCTAATCGCGGATGCTTGTCCGGCATCGAGAGAAAGATATTCCGCATGAGCTTCTTGCGATGCGTCCTTGACGTGTACCTGTCCCTTGCGTTTGGAAAGCGACTTCGCTACGGATGCGGTGAAACCGCTCGCGATCTGTTCGGCGCTCTTGTCTGCGTTGAGTTCGTCATTTGCGACTAAAAGGGCGCGTTCAACCGCGCGATGGTTGCGATGCTCGATAAGATGATCGACGTATCGCGTGATCTTTCCACCTCCGTAATGCTGAGAAATGGATGAAATGGCATCCGTACTTTCGGGTAGTTCCATCATCACGTCCACGTCGTTACAGTCGGGTGAGAGTCTCCCGATCACCTCGAATATGCTTTGACGCTCGGGAGAGGAGAAATCCTCTTGCGTGAGATGTTCGAGCGCTTGTGCCGCGCTCCTTCCCGTCTCGTCCCTCATCGCTGATGCAAGCACCGCAATCTCCGCCAAATCGTAATCCACTTAGAATTCGTGAAGTTCGGGTTCTGAGTTGTTCTTTTTCGAATCGGGAAACCTTTCGGGTATCCATCCTCTACAAGCGTTCCTGAAGGTACGTTCCCAATCCGCCTTGACCTCACCCTTTCCCTTTGCCCAGTCAACGAATACTTCCAATGCCCTTTCGTATTTCAACCCCTCGTCCTCCGCAATGCTTCGAAGAGGAGAAAAATCATCGGGAATTTGCGAACCTTTCTTCTTCCGCGATTTGGGACTTTTAACGGCAGGGGGCGCTATATTGTTTAATACAGTATTTACGGAGTAAATGCCGCGCCTACGCGCGCGGTGCAGGTTTTTGGATAGATAACGGATAATCAACGGCGTTATTGCGGATGATGGCGTTTGTCCAAATAGCTCGCAATATTCATCGAGAATCTTGTTCGCTTGATCCGGAAATCGTATTCTCTTTTCGTTGGACTTGCTCATGAGAATACCCCCATCAAAGTCAGTACGAACGTGAGGATCATGTATGCGAATAGCGTGCAAGCCAGTAGAAACAAGGCGTGCATACCTATTTTGTTTAATATCTTTACCAATCTTTTAATCATTTTCATTTATGTGTTTTTGTGAATTCTTTCCAATGTCGGACGATGAAAAGCCATGCTTCCTCATCATTGACAACCTGGTCGATTTGCCAACAATTATCCGAGATTACTCCGTAATCCTGTAGATAATCGAGGATGTTTGACGGATGTTTGACGTACTCTATGGATAACCATTCGAGCCTGTTCATAGCGTGTCTTCATTGGCATCTTCACCATCCATCAACTCTATTAATTTTTTTCTAAGGTTCTCCCTAAAACAACTAAGTTGAACCATTGCGGATTCTAAATCATGCTTGCAATCTTTTAACGACTTAGCCGTAAACTCATAGGTGTTGCCAATGAAAGCTCCATTTTTTCCTGGGGCATGGTCAAAACATGGTTTCCGCTCGAACATCCCCTCCATTCCCGAATGGGCTTTTGTGGCTTGATCATATAGAAGCATCAACCATCGTGAGTCTGATTCTTTTTCTTTATTCATAGCGTGTTGCGTGAATGGGTTAGAACTGGATTAACTACGAAGACTTGGCTTTTCACTAACTCGCAAGCGGCGGACACTATGGAAATATATTCTTTCTTGGTGTCAGTCTCAATGACCACGTCAAGGCAATCGCCAAGCTTCAGCGGGCCAAATGCCAACACATATTTTCCGTGACTGCCCGCCACGTCTTCGGGGTAAGTCTTGGTGAACACAAAGCATTGATCAGTAAGTTCTCCTAATTCATCGGTTACTTTTATACAGTCCCAAATATTCATAGCGTGTGTATCTTCTCCGCATATCGCTTGATGGTCTTCACCGGAACAAGATATGCTTCCTTCTGTTTTACGTCTCCCTTGCCTACGAATTTCGCAGGGCGCAGACGTTCTTTTTTGATGAGCCCGCGGATCGTTTCGGGTTGCATGAATATATACTCTTGACCCGTATGAAAGATCCACCAGTCTGCGGTAGTTGTACTTAGCCCCGAGGGTTTCCCTCCGAATGCTATTTCCACCACCAGGTTGCCACTATATCTGCTCTTCCAATCCTGCTTGACCTCGTATGCTTGCTTGGTATTCGCATTGAAGAAATCGTAACCCTTGAAGTACCCGGGTATGGGGACGGGGAAGTGACCTTGCGCTCGCATGAACGCCATTACTTCTTCTTCCCTGTCCTTCCCTACCCCTAAGCTATTCTCGAACTCCGCCATCCAAGTTCACGAAATAGTGAGCAATCAAGATTGCATCTGAGGTGGCTAAGGTAATCTCCTTGCCCAAGTCAGGGTACAGTCTCGATGCATGATCCTTGAGTATCCTCTTGCGTTGCGCCCCTGACGTCTTCTGCAAGCCCCCCAAGCCCTTTTGCCAAGTCTTTGGGGGTACGAGGTGGCAGGGGATCTTCAAACCCCTTGCAAGCCCCTCGTAGAAGCCACAAGACTTGCCTAATTTGAAGCCCGTGCTTGATGGTATGTTCTTCCCTGCAAAGGGAGGCACGTCCTCAAGTACGAATTCAAGCGTGGAGTCAGGATCGTGCATCAAGTCAAACACGTCGGATGTGAAGTCTGACAAGCTCGTAAACTTCCAAGCCTGTATCATTTGTCCACCTATCCATTGACAAAATCCACCACTCGCACCCGGATCGATTGCTATTATGCATCGCTCACTCATCCACCACCTCCTTGAATGCTATCGTGAAACCAGGATCTGTTTGATCGCCAGTATCCTCGTCAAGCAATGCTATGAGTTGTTCGATAAGCGCTTGTTGAACGACTGCCGCATTCGTCCAATCGGCATTTTCGATATGTTGCTTTGCAAACTCCGCGCCTTGTTTCAATCTTCGTATTCTTTCTAATCGACTAACCATTTTGATGTATCTCCGTGACTACCTTCGTTTTTCATGAACGCTTTCAGTTCCTTCTCGCTCCACGCCCACTGTATGCTTCCTTGTCCGCGTCCGCCCTTCAAGCGGTAACAAGTCAATGCCACGTCCTCGGATTCATGCAGTTGCTTTAGGCTATTAACGGAGCGATATCCGGTCAGTTCCATAGCTTTCTTAGAGGTCAATAACTTCACTACCTTGCCACTCATTTCTTTTCCTCCTTCGGATTGAGCGTGTTTGCGAACTCGGTCATGTCAACAGTTCTTCTTCGTCCATAGACTTCAGTCTTCAAATTGAAGTCTCGTATTTTATTGTAAACGAATGAACGCGATACGTTGAAGTACTTGGTCAACTCTTGGATTGACAAACGATTGGAGTCTGCGGTTTTGCTTCCGAACGAAAGCGTTTGGACATGGTCACCATATCCCGGCCATACTCCACTCTCCATACATTTCACCCACGTCCTGCACGCTTCTCCCATTTTTACCTTCATTCGGGATACTTGGGTAAGGTCGATCTCATAAGCAGAAGTCAAGTAAGGCGCGCTCTTCTCTACGCATAGATAGATAAATTGGGTTGGGTTGTATCCCATGCGCCTCAACCCTTCCATATAGAATGAGCTTTGGAAATCATAACCATATCTTCGACACGAATGGTGAAAACCCTTCGGATCTCCTTCTTGAGTAGTCTTGAGATCAATTACAACGCCTGACCTGGTATTGAACAAGTCGGGTCGTATTTGGCATTCCGCACCCTCATACCCGAAGTAGCCAGTACCTTCGATGATGGTGTCAGGATCATCAAGGTAGGTTTGTAGCAAAGGATGCTCCCTTGCCGAGTCTGCCATTTTCATACAGGTATCGTAGTCGCTCTTGGTCAACCATCGCTTGTCAGGCTCATTCTTTTGCATCTCTTCAAATACCGCTTTGTATGCGTTGGTTCGTGAAGAATTGCCATCAATGCTCTCAGGCTTGACCCCATACTCGTCATCGAGCTTGTGCGGTTCGAGAGTTGCGGTATGTGTGCATCCCCCTACCACGAAGTGTGGTGCGTCAGAAGGCGTGGGATTTTGCATCTGATGCCAAAGCTTGGCAGGGCATGACTTGACAAGCTGCCACGCCATGCTCCGACTCAATTCACCCGAGCCATGATAGGCCGAGTTGCTAATGTCAGTTCGTAACATCAGAAAGGATCTTTGCTAGGTTTATCTTCACCCTCTTGCGGTTGCTCCTCAAAAGGATCTCCGCCTTCATACAGAGCATTGAGGTTTATCTTCATTGAAGCTACTGCCTCATTAATCTCGTCTGCCCGTTTCTTGTGGGGCTTCGGGGTGAGGACGTAACTGGTTTCGATACCCTCGCCATTACGAATGATCGAAATGTCATACTTCCTCGGGTCGCCCCAATCCTCGTCCTTCGCAAGTTCGATGATCTTCTCCTTCAGCCCGGCTTGCGTAAGTTCCATGATTTGCAACGCCTCTTCAGCATAGTTCCAAACAATAAATGTAAAGAACTCCTTGGGCTTATCCGTAAACGTGACCTTTGGCGCGTCTCCGTCAATCTGCCAACGATGAGGCTTGCGCTTGCCCTCCTCATTAGACGTCCACCCAAGCATCCCTTGAATGAATCCGGGCGGGTTGTCATCGGACGAACCGACTATGCGCAACCTGTTCTCACCTTGAACGAACTTCATGTAACTTTCACTCGATCCACTAGATGGTGACGGTTTTATATTATCTAAGAATCCCATTGTTATGTTTTCTCCTTGTTTTATTAGTTATTTTGCGGGATCGCTCCCATTTTGATCGTAGGCATTCCTACGTAAACTCTTGTAGTCAATTCGACACTTGAATGTCCAAGCACTTCCTTTGCGATATACGGGTTGTCATCATGCGCTTTCATTATGCGATGCCCAGCATACTTGCGTAAGCGATGAACGGGTTGTCTAGCGGTTATACCGCATAGTTCTCTAAGCATCTTCGGGAACTCGCGGGTAATGCGATCTTCCTGCACTTGAACTATTAAATCATCGTCCGACGTTTTAAAACTCATGATCTCATTCCACCATGCCGGATCGCATGGTCTGTCCTGGTATCCCATACCATCAATCTGCCCATCATCCACACCCTTGGGTGACCATATGCGAATGACCTTGTTTTCCGCAGTCTCCCAAAAGTCTCCGAACTTCGCTCGTTGGATTTCCGAGCTACGCAGACCGAGTCCGTACGCAAGTGCGTACGCTTTGTACAATTCCACGTCCGTTTCCTTGAGCGCTCCGCATACTCGCTCAATAGCGTTGCGTTCCCTCTCGTCCGCATAGAAGCGCTTTACCTTGTTACAGGCTACTTGCATATTCACCCAGTCCGAAAACAACGATACGGGCATTCCTTGCTTCTCGTAGAACCTGATCCATCCCTTCGAGAATATGCTTCGAGCAATACGCACGTCATTTGCAGAGTAGTTCTTTGCATAATGCTCCGGAAGACTGAGTCCG